ACTCTTTCCCTACACGACGCTCTTCCGATCTCCTCCAAAAATGAGGTGGATTCAGCGGATTGCGAAAGCTACGATGCGTAGCGAACTGACTGTTCGAATGTGGCTGAACGGTCGTCAAATCCCTGAGCCACTTGTGCAGAACATCATCGCCAAAGAACTTGGTGTACCAGTAGAGGGACTTTTCCCACAACAAGAACAAGAAAATTAACTAAAACCCACAACGCAATATGGATAAAGTTTTCAGAAATATAGAGATAGGTTTAATGATGATATTCGTCCTTTTAGGAGTAACAAGCATCATCGGAGGTTTAATCACTGGAAAGGGTCATTGCTTCTTTATCGGTGCAATGGCACTGGTTCTTCCCTACGTCTGGTATATGGAGGACTACAAAAGCAAAGGTAAATCATTATGGCAGAAAAAGAATACCAAGAATTAACGGCACAGATTGACGGACTAAAGAAGTTGATTATTGCCGGTTCAAAAGAGGTGCTATCAATCGAAGAGTGTGCAACATTTACCAGCCTTTCGGTGGCACACCTTTACAGACTGACATCGCAGAGAACAATCCCGTTCTACAAGCCTATGGGCGGTAAGATATACTTCAAGAAATCGGAGATTGAAAACTGGCTACTGCAAGGCAGACAAGCAACAGACAGTGAAATAAAAAGTCAAGCAACGACATATTGTGTAACTCATAAATAATTAACGCAATGAAATCAATAGTAATCAGACAGCTTACCCTGCTAAACTTCAAGGGTATTCGCAATTTGACGGTGGATTTCGATTTGAACGAAACAAACATTTTCGGTTACAACGGCACCGGCAAGACAACCATTTTCGATGCGTTCACGTGGCTTCTTTTCGGAAAGGACAGCAAAGACCGAAAGGACTTCAACATCAAGACGCTGGACGCTAACAATCAGCCTATCGAGCGCATACCTCACGAGGTTACAGCTTGCATCGAGGTAAACGGAGAGGAAATCAATCTGAAAAAGTGCTACAACGAAGTATGGACCAAGAAGAGAGGTTCAGCCGTTGAGACATTCAACGGACACAGCGTAGAGTGCTTCTACAACGATGTTCCTTGCAGCGTTACCGAATATGCAAAGAAGATTGCCGAGCTATGCGATGAGCAAGTTTTCAAGCTCATTACAAATCCCCTCTACTTCACTGCCCAGAAAAAAGACTATCAGCGCACAATGCTGTTCCGTCTTGCCGGTGATGTAACCAATGACGATGTGCTGGAACGTTATCCCGAATTTGCGGACCTTGTGGCTATGCTTTCGGGCAAGACACTTGAAGAGCTGAAACGTGAGGTTCAGAGCAAGAAGCGTAAAATCAAGGACGGCATCGATAATATCCCTGCTCGTATTGACGAGCGCAAGAGAGATATGCCCGAAACGCAGGACTGGGGCAAGCTCGAAGCGGAGATTGCAGAGCAAGAACGACAACTGGCCGACATTGACGGACAGATAGCCGACCGCTCAAAGTCCTACAATGAACTGACCAAGCAGAAGCAGGAAATCGCCCGACAGCTATCAAAGGTTAAGGGTGATATCACAGCTCGTGAGTACGATCTGAAAGACAAACTGCTTGCTGAATACAATCAAGGCAAGAGAGAGAACGAGAACGCTGTTCAGCGAGTTGCAACGCTCAACAACGAGCGAAGATATAAGACAATTTCGCTCCAGCGTGCAGAAAAGGAACTTGCCGACTATCAAGCAGAGCGAACTACACTGCTTGAAGAGTGGCGAAACATCAAGTCTGAAACACTGGTAATCGATGATGATACTTTTTACTGTCCTACTTGTAAGCGTCCGCTTGATGAAAGCGATATTGAAGCGAAAAAGGAACAAATGAGTGCGGAGTTCTACGCAACCATTTCTCGCAAGCTGGAAAGAAACAAGTCAAAGGGTATGGAGGTTAAGGCTGCCATTGAAGCCAAAGAAGCCGAAATCGCATCAATCAAGAACGCTATCTTCAATATCGACAACGAGATTGCACAGATTACTGCAAGCAAGGCTTACAGCACTGTTCCTGCTATGCCTAACGTACAGCCGGCAATCAATGCAGACAGAACAATCATTGAATTGCGCAACAAGGCTACTGACCTGCAGAACCAGTTGGACCAAGAAGTAGCACTTCCAGAGACAAGCGACCTTACAGAGCGCAAGCGTATCATAGAGGATAGCATCAGAGCTAACAAAATGTGGCTTGCAGACAGAGAGCGCATCGCTGCCAACAACAAGCGTATTGCAGAACTGGAAAAGGAATACACCGAGAGCCAAGCACAGCTTGCAGAACTGGAGGGTGTGGAATACAATATCCAGCAGTTCAGCAAGGCACGTATCGAGCAAGTGGAAAGCCGTATTAACGGAATGTTCAACCTTGTACGCTTCAAGATGTTCGAGCAACAAATCAACGGTGGAGAGATTGAGACTTGCGAAGCTACGGTAAACGGTGTTCCGTTCTCCGATCTGAACGATGCAATGAAAATCAATGCCGGTCTCGACATCATAAATGCCATATCACGAGCTAACGGCATTGTCGCCCCTATCTTCATCGACAACAGAGAGAGCGTCTGTGAAATCGTGTCCGGATTGGCTCAAATCGTCAATCTCATTGTGGACGTAAATTGTAAAACACTCAAAATCGAATAACTATGACACCCGAAGAATACAACTGGGAAACGTGGTTCATTACGCATAGAGACCTTATGTGCCACCGCTTCACTCCGAGAGTGGAAATGAGGACCAACATCAAGACCGGCTATATCCAAATTTTCAAGGACGAAAAGGAGATAAACCACATTGACGGTTCGGAAATGCTGATGAGCGAGTACGAACAGCTATTAGTCAGAACAGCAAAGGAAGCTGCAATGCTTCCAAGTATTAACCAATAAATTTTCAACGCAATGACAGCAACAAGTCAAAACCAACAGCCAGTCGCTACGCAGAGCAAAGCGATTGCAAAGTATGAGAACATTTCAGAGCAAGTTCTTAACAAGATTGAAAAGTTCCAGGCAGACGGAGGTCTGACACTCCCTGCAAACTATTCTGTGGAAAACCATATGAAGAGTGCGTGGCTCATTCTCCAGTCCACAAAGGACCGAGACAACCGCCCGGCACTGGAAGTATGTACCAAAGACAGTATCGCAAACGCATTGTTCGATATGGTTCTTCAAGGTCTCGCAGTGAGCAAGAATCAAGGTTACTTTATCGTGTACGATAACAAGCTGGAGTTCCAGCGTTCTTACTTCGGCACCGTAGCACTGGCAAAGCGTGTCGGTGGTATCAAGCAGGAGCCTATCGCCAACGTGATTTACGAGGGTGACGAGTTCATCTATTCGATTGATCCGAACACTGCAAGAATCCAAATCATCAAGCACGAGCAGAAGATTGAGAACATCGACAACACCAAAATCAAGGCTGCATACGCTTTGACAGTTCGTCCAGACGGTACAACTCAGGTAACCATTATGTCGATGCAGCAGATACGTGCAGCGTGGCAGCAGGGAGCAACAAAGGGCAATTCCCCAGCTCACAAGAATTTCGCAGAGGAAATGGCTAAAAAGACCGTTATCGGTCGTGCCTGCAAGATGATTATCAACTCTTCCGATGATGCTTGGCTCTATGAGGGCAAGAACGATGAAATGGACGTTGATGTAGCATCAAGACAGCGTGAAGCAGCAGTGAACGCTGGAAAGACTGTTATCGATACGCAGGAAGCCGACTACGAAGAGATTAAGGACGTGGACGAGCAGACTGGCGAAATCCGTACAGCACAGCCAACTGCACCAGCTGCAGGAACAGCGGTAGAGGAAGACGGACCAGGCTACTAATCGATAAATCCATACAGCAATGAAACTACACATTCTCGGAAGCAACTCATTAGGCAACTGCTACATTTTAGAGACCGTATCAGAAGCTCTAATCATTGAAGCAGGGGTACGAATGGCTAATGTGAAAAAGGCTCTTAAATGGCAAATGAGAAAGGTTGTCGGGGCTGTTATCACTCACGAACACAACGACCATTCCGGTTATGTTACCGAAATGGTTGCTTCCGGGGTGTTGGTTCTTGCGCTCGAAGATGTTTTCAAGTCTCACAAACTGGCTGGAAAACCGTTCACAAAGAGCATCGTTCCGAATAAGGGTTACAAGGTCGGAAACTTCAAGATTTTTGCGGTGCTTGTTAAGCACGATGTTCCTTGTCTGGGTTATATCATCAGCCACCCCGAAATGGGAAAGCTCCTCTTCTTGACGGATACAATCACACTGGACGTTTGCGTTTCCGGTCTCAATCACATAATGATTGAAGCCAACTATGCTGACGACATCGTAGAGCAGAACATCGCCAGTGGAGCAATGCCCGAAGCGATGAGACCGAGACTTCTAAACTCACATATGGAGATAGAG